CGTGGCCTCCACGGTGAGCATCCGCGACAGGGTTTCGCCGGCGTCTGTGTGCGTGAGGACGGATACCCCGTCCACGTATACGGCATAGTCGATGTCCGCGCCGTCCTGTGTGGCTGTGAGCCGCACATGGTGCGGGTTGTCATCCCACAGGGTCGGGTCGACGGACACTGTTGCCAGGGTCGTAAATCCAAACGTCAGGTCGATCTCAGAGTCAAGCGCATTGAACGTGAGGCCTGTTGCGCTGGCCCCCCATCCGACGCCGAACACGGTTCCGCCCACGGTCGCGCCGTAGCCGCCCGAGCGCATGAAGTCAAACGCCCACCTGTCGACGAAGTTTGCCTGCTGTACGTCCGCGCGGAGGGTGGCGCCGGCGTCCTTAGGTTCGATCTTCGCCACGTTCGGCATCCACGCCGCTAGGCTGCCCTGCCCCCACACGGACGGCGCTGGGCGCCCAGCGAGCCGCACAGGGCCGCCAGGACCCACCAGGGCCGGCGCCTCCACTGTGAGCGGGCCGGCCTCCATCGGCCAGTACGAGACGTTGGACAGGGCCGCCAGGTACGTCCGTAGCGCGCCTGGCGCCGGCGAGGCTCCCTGCCCGAGACGCCGTGAGACGCCGTTGCATGTGAGCGCCACCCACGCGTCGCCGGCGTCGAGCGCCCGTCGAGGCCGCCACTCTGCGACCTCGCCGGCGAACCGTACGGCGCCGTCGACCGTCACCCGAATGGGTGTGTTGCGGCCGATCTTCCCGTAGAGCGCCGACTCAGGGTTCCGCGGGTTGTAGGTCGCGTCACGGTTCTGGAGGGTCAGCTCGCACGAGGACGGGTCGGCCGTCGCCTGCTCGTCGGCGCGGCCGTGTTTGATGCGGATTCCGTCGCGCGTGTAGACGTCCGCGGCGTTCCAGGCGCTGTCATAGAAAAGCTCCACCACGACGGTGTGTTTCGCCATCACACACCCCCCAGGATCGCCTGCACGTTCCCGCCGCGGACCCTCAGCGCGTGGGTGAGCAACTCCACCAGGAGGTCATCTAGGCGGGAGCCGCCCGACCGTATCTCGATGACGGTTCGGCCGCCGGCCCTGCTCGACGGGGTGACGCGTTCGCCGGCCTGCAGGATGGCCAGGGCCTCCTGCCCGGGCGCCCCGGGGACGACGCCGCCGGTGTGCATCCGTGGGATTCGGAAGGTCTTGCCACCGATCACGGGCACCCAATCGGGGATGCTAAAGCCCTTGCCGCCTACGGTGTTATTCCACGCCGATTTCACGGCGCCGAACGCGCGGCGCCACACCCCGGAGATGAAATCGCCCACGCCGCGGACAACGGCCTTGACGCCGTTGACGGCGGTGGTGACGATGCGTCGGAACGTCTCGCTTTTCTTGTACGCGGCGACGAACGCGCCACCGATCAGGAATAGCGCTGTGATGACCAGGCCGAGTGGGTTGGCTCGCATCGCCAAGTTGAGGCCGCGTTGCGCGACTGTGAGCGCCCCTGTGGCGACCGCGGATCCCATTGTGGCCGCCTTGTGTGCGACGGTCGACGCGGTGGCCCTGGCGGTCCCTACGGCGCTCGCGATCATGTTTTGTGTGAGCGCCTTGAATGACGGAATGATGAAGTTGTAGAGCCCGGAGCCGAGGTCCCCCAGTCCCATTCCCAGCATGAGAGCGCCGTCGAACATGTCGCCTTTCATCATCATTGACACGCCGCGGCCGGTGTCCTCGACGCCGGTGAGGGTGTCGCGGAATCCCATTGCCTTAGTGTCAAGGTTGTCTGACGCCTCGCCGGCGCGGTCGAAACTGTCGCCACTGTCGCGCAGCGCCTTAGAGGAACGGCCAACGTCGTCGGCCATCCCTTTAGACGACTGGCCCACCTTGTCGAATGACTTTGTGAGTTGGTCGTGGTCGCCGGCGAACGTGAGTGTTACCTCTGGCTTGCGACTCATTGGGTGACCTCCAGTCCGGCCTGTCGCGCCGTGTCCACTAGGGCATCCTCTAGCAACCGTGGGATTTCGTCGCGGGTGGCGTAGTAGGCCGGGTATAGATAGCGGCCTTCTTTCTTGAATGGTCGGACCACGGAACGGCTACGGCCGACCTTGCCGCCGTAGTCGAGCCATCCGTAATAAGGCACCCGTTTGCCGCCGCCGGCGACGCGGACGGCTGTGCGGGTGCTCTTGGCCCTCACTGACCCTCTGGCCTTGCCGGACCGGGATGCGACTCGTGGGCGGGCCACGTCGACCACCACGTCCGCGACGCTGTTTAGGCCCAGCCGTAGCACCTTGGGCATATCGGAGTCGAGACGCTTTAGCGACGTTTGAAACTCGCGGAGCCCTTGAATGTGGATCGGGTCTGTGGCGCTCATGGCGCCCACCCGAGCAGGAGGCTAACCAGCGCGGCCACGGCCGGCGCGCCGATAGCGGCGATTCCGAGGACGAACCATCGCCAATTTTGCAGCGCGGCGACCTGACCTTCCAGCTTGGCGACTCGCTCACGGTTCTGTGCGATGCCCTCTTGCACCGTTGTCAACGTGGGGTCGATGACGGCCGAGATATGGTCGACCTTCCGCCCAATATCCTGCATCTCTCGATACATCTCATTGGGGGTGATGACGACGGACCCCTCGGGCAACATCTGACCGTTGGGCATCGCGCGTCATCCTCCCTGTTGTAGCCGTGCCAGTTCGTCCCGTTGTGCCTTCCGTGCAAAGTACACGTGCCAGCGTGTGAATTCGTCAGCCGACATTTCCTCCCGTAGCTGCGCCACTGTCATAGTCAGTTTCGCCGCCAGGTACATCTCGAATTCCTGATCCGGGTTCGTCTCGAAACGATTCGTATACGCCCTTTTCGACCTCCCGTCCGATCCCTGACAGGAATTGAATTCGGGCGATGAGCGGTTCCATTTCGCCCGATGGTGACGCCTCCTGCCAGCGGCCGACGTCAGTCTCGGTCAGCTTCGGGTCGACGACCCCGCGGGCCAGGAGTCGCCGCTCGAACACGGCCAGGCGTGGGTCGTCGGCCTGTGCGGCGAGGACTTCGCCGCGCGACAGGCCGCGGATTCGGAACGTGCCGAGCCCGGGTAGGTCGTACTCCTCCTCGGGTAGACGCGCCTTGAACAACGCCTCCCGGTCGACGGCGCTCACGCGCTCTGCGCCGTCGAGTCGACGTCGCCGCTCATGGTCAGTTCGACGGACCACATGACGTAATCCGCGACGGGGTGCGTCTGGACGTAGCTCTTGACCAGGACGTCGACCTGATCCTCGGGCAGCCCGGCGCCGGTGCCCTCGGGTCGGTGGATCAACTCCACGACGGTCCCGCGCAACGGCAGGAGGACGGCCCGCGGGCCGGTGCCGGCCGTTGAGTCGTACTTGCCCGAGATGGTGACCGATCCTGACGTGAGCCCGCCCAAGAACACGTGCCCGTCATTGCCGTACGTGGTGACGTCGTGCTCGTCGGCCTCGAACTTCAATTCCGAGTTGTCCGCGTACTGCGAGAGGTCGTCGCCATCGAGGGAGACGAACGTCACCTTACCGTGAATCTTGGCCATTTCTTTACGCTCCGTCTCCGATGATGTCTAGCTCGAATAGGGCCGCGAGGTAGTCGACGCCCCCGATTGTTACGACGTCGAACTCAACGCGGGCCACCCGCACAGAGTCAAACGCCGTGTATGTGCCCGACTCGACGACGGCCTTTATCGACGTCGCGCCGGCGCCTTCACAGTAGGCCGCCACCCTGTCCCGGGTGGAGCGGTCGTGCGCCTTTCCCACGGCCACAATCAGCGGGAGTGTCATTGTGTCCGCGCCCCGGTTGTAGGTCGCGTCGAGTTGTATCTCCTCCGGGTACGCGACGATGGCCGCCGGCGGCGTGATGCTATCCGGCGGCCACGCGAAGCATCGCAGGCCGGCGATGGTGTCGACTCGCTCGGAAACCTCGTCCATGACGTCGCCTAGGTCCATGGTCAGGCCGCCGCCCACCAGCGGTACAGCTTGGCCCTCGACAGGGACGACTCGACGTCGGGGTCGAGCCTCGCGAGCAGTCGCATCTCTGAGCCCTGATCGGGTGAGCCGGCGACCCCGTACGGGGACCACCGGCGCGAGTGGTAACGGTGCGCCTGCAGCATTGTGGCCTGCTCGACTGCGGCCGGCACGGCGTCCCATCCCCACACGGCGTCTATGGTGACGCCGTGCTGTTCGCTTGTGGGCATCGCCGCGCTGCCAGAGTTGACGCGGAGACGCTCGAACGGCTTTCCCTTTTGCGCCGCGTTCACGGGTTCGAGGGTGTAGTCGTCGACCTCGCCGGCCTCGACTGTGACGGTTAGGCCGGTGACGTCCTGCAGGTCGTCGAACACGACGACCCACACGCGGGCGCGGCGGTCGTAGTAGGCCGTGTAGGACCGTTCCTCCGCGGCGGCCGTCTGGCCGAATTGCCGCCGGCAGTAGCCGTCCACGGCCCGTGAGGCCGCTGTGATGGCAAGCGCCAGTTCCGCGTCATCCGCGGTGTCTGTGATTCGCAGATACGTTTTCAGTTCCGCGAGTGTCACGTAATCCGGCGCCCACGCCATCGGTCGGTCCTTTCTCTCAGATCACGCCGAGCAGGTGCAGCAGCAGCAGCACGGCGGTGAGGATGGCCAGCAGAGCAACGGCGGACATTAGGACTGCGCCGGCCTGCCAGGCGCCGTCGCGGTGCCGGCGTTGTGTGCGGCCTTCCTGCGGTCCGCGGCCTTGCGGCTGGTCGCCGTCTTGGCGAGAGCCTTTGCCTTGCGCTCCTTGTATTCCTTGAGCGCCTCAGGGTTGTCTCTGAGCAACATGGCGGTTCCTTTCCTGGTCGGTCGGTTCCGGGTTCGGCTGTGTGGGAGCTCCACCCCGGAGGGGGGTCCGCCCGCGGTGGAGCTCCCACGTGTGTGAGGTCGGGTCAGGTGGTGATGTTCTCGAGAGTGGCGTACGCCGAGCGGTTCTGAATGTTGCCGTCCGCCCGCTCCCACGCCACGTACTCCACCTGGCCGTTGTTCATCCGCGTCCACGGGTTGACGACGACCGCGAGCGGCGCCACCCGGCGGATGACGTACGCCTCGCGGAAGTCGCCCAGCGCGGCGAACCCGCCGGCCACGCCGTCCGCGGTGACGGCGTTGCAGCCCTGGTCGATGATGACCGGATAGCCGAGCAGTTCCCTCTGCGGGGCCTGGCCGATGCCCATGGTCTGCGGGTTGATGAGCGGCCGGCCGTCCACGACGATCCGGCGGATTGCGACCCACGTGCCCTTGCTCATCACCCACTTGGCATTCTGCTCGTACTCCGGGTCGAGCGCGGCCTCGACGTCGAGGATTTCGTCGTAGTCGATGGTGGCCTCGACGTCGAGCACGACGTCCGCGGTGAGCCCGTCGTGGAGCAGTCCGAACGGAAGCGTGGTGCCGTTGCCGTTCACCCAGTCGGCCGCCTGCTTGCGCTGGATGCGCGTCCCGAGCGCACGGGACACCAGGGCCTCGATGTCAAACTCGGCGTCCTGCAGCAGTTCGACGGACACGCGCAGCGGCGTCGTGGTGCCGGCGCCGGTCGACGTGTACTTGAACGCCCCCAGCGCGACCGTGCCGAACGCCAGGTCGTCGCCATCGGCGAACGCGGCCTCCTCGTCTGTGATGTCACCCGAGTTGGCGGTGTCGTCGAGGGACGGGTATTCGAGCGAGCCGCCGCGTTCGGTGGAGAACGTGTCGACCTCCGCGGCAAGGCCGCCGTACGCCTGGCGGACCTCCACCAGCTTCTGGCGGAATTGCGGCGACACGAGGTAGCCGCCCTCAGAGTCGGTGCCCGCCTCCTGGGCGTTCCGAAGCTCCGCAATGTCGGCGTTGGGCCGGCCGGTGCGGAGGTAGTTCGTGAACGCGGCATTGAGGTCCGCGTGCTCGTCGCGCTCGGCGCCGCCCACGTTGACGTGAAGGTCGTTCCGCACCGGCGTCGTGTACGCGTTCTGCCGCGCCCGGACGCCGTGGTCGGCGCGAGCGGTAGCAAGCTGCGTTTCGAGGCCCTCGTACTGGGCGACCTCCTCGGCCGTCAGGGGCCGCGCTTGCCCGTCTGCGCCGACCGCCCCGTCGATGACGGCTTGCAGCGCGGCGAGAATCTGGTCGATGTCCACTGTCACTCCCCTTTCAGGAGTAGCCGCGCCCGTGCGCGGATCAACTGGCTCTGCCGATCTTCCGGCGGCGATCCTGTGGCGTCGTGCTCCACACGGTCCGCGAGCCCGGCCTCGACGGCGTTTGCCGCGGAGTACCACGTCTCGGCTTTCATCGCGTCCCGCCACGTCGCCGTGGTGCCGCCGGCGCGGTCCGCGTAGATGGTGGCGATGGTGTCTGACAGTTCGTCGAGTAGCTCTGCCATCGCCTGCATGTCTGCAGCGTTCCCGAGGACGATCCCTGACGCGTCGTGAATCATCATCTTGGCTGGCTTGGCCATGACCACAGAGTCGCCGGCCATCGACACGAACGACGCGGCCGACGCGGCCACCCCGTCCACGTGAACGTCGATGGTGGCGGGGTGTTCGAGCAGGGCCGTGTAAATCGCGATGCCGTCGAACACGGCGCCACCGGGACTGTTGACGCGGAGGTCGATCGCCGGCGCTGTGATGCCCCGAAGGGTGTTCACGAACGATGCGGCGGTGACGTCCTCCTCGGCCCAGTCGTCTCCGATGTATCCGTAGATGAATACCTCGGCGCGGTCGCCGGCCGTGTTGCCGACCTTCCACCAGTCCCCGCCGCGGCTTTGTGGCCCGGCCCGGTGGGCCATCCGCCGGCCCTGGTCGGCCAATGCGATCAGCTTTGCATAGTGGTGTTCGTCGAAGATTAGCGGCCTCACGCCAGGGCCTCCTCTAACTCTCGCTCTGACGTGGTGGCCACGCGGAGCACGTCCCCGCCGTCGATGGGTGGCAGGTTGCGAATACGGCGCGCCT